CCAGCCGCCTTTGGCCAGGAGCTTTTCCAGGGCGCGCCGGTGCTGGGGATCCTGGTCAGCGATCTGGCCGCCACCAATGACGGGACTGATCTTTTCGGCGGTGAGAAATGTCTCTTTGAATTTGCTCACCCCGTAGCCCAGGCTCTGCTGGGCCGGACCGATGTCACCGTCAAAGGTGCCCGGCTTGGAGCTGGCGATCGCCCACGCGCCATAGCGCTGCTCATCGGGCCAGTCGCGATAAATGTAAATCTCCGGCGGGTTATCGGCCGAGACGCGGACCCAGATCGAGGCCCAGTTTCGGGCGCCATGCGGATCGGTCAGCTGATAGTTGGTGCCGACGGCCGGCAGACTCGGTTCCTTGATCACGTTCCACACGCCGAAGCGCGGCAGCGCGACGGCGATCGTATTTCGCGCCACTCCGTAGGCAATGCGCTCGATGAACGTCTCCTCTTTGCCTTCGCACAGCTCTTTGACCTGGTCGTAGTAGCTCCTCCCGCCGGTGGTTGTGAAGGAGTTAAACCGCGTGTGAAAATAAACCGCCCGGCTCTTGGCGAAGAATGGAATCTGGATATAGGGCATGTGCCCTTTAGGACAGCCGGGATAGTTCGCCTTGGGCAAAAGCTCGGCGGGAAAGGAGCGCAGCGTGATAGGCGCTGCGCCCCTGAACTCCTGCACCGTGGGAGTCACACCACGCACGGGAGTAAACGGCCAGACCATCTTGCCGCGCCGGAATTTCAAGCGGCGGGAGAAGAGCAAAAGCCAATCCAGCGGCAATGATTCATCGGCCCAGATGCAGAGGATCGGATCCTCTTTGCTCCCGAATTCCCAGCCCTCGTAATCCGTGGGCACCTGCTGATACATCAGAAAGTAAATCTCGCTCCGGTTGGGCAGCACGATCTTGCGGTCCGCAAAGCCGGTCTTGGGGTTGTAGTTGATGCTGAAAACATGGCGCGGATCCCGCCGGCCGTTGAGCGCCTTGAACCGCGGCGGAAAGTATTCCCAAAAAAGTTTTTGCTGTGTCGCGATCGAGGTTTCTTCTTTTTCAGTGAGGCAAATGAACGTTGAATTGCCGTAGCGCTCGGCGTTTTGGTTGATGCGCTTAGCGGCGTAGTTTGACTTTGTCGATCGATTGCCGCCCCAGAGCGCGACGATCTCGACGTCATCCTGGGCCAGGAGCGCGTCGACGTCGGCCCACGGCCGGATCACGGTGCCATCGGGCTCAACGATCTCCGGCTCCAGGCCGTAGTGGTAGGGGTCCTCGTTGGCCTGTTTGATGCGGCGCTCGCGCTGCGCGTAGAAGCGCGCCAGCTCCTCGATGCCGCCCGGGCGCGAGGCGATCAGCTCCACCTCGGCCGAAGAAGGCAGCGGCAAAAGCGGGTGAGGCGTCGGCTCAAATGGCTTGGCTTCGGTCATAGCTCGGGATCGTCTAACAACCTCATCTCTTCCGCCGGCAGATAGGCCGCTTCCCGTTTCGCGCTCTCCCAGTAGAGGACTCGATAAGTCAATCCCTCAGCGTCGACCAGGAGTGCCACGATCCTTCCCGGGCGGCCGATCTCTTTAATCAAAACGTTGTCGCCGAGCCTGAATGCAAAATGGACGCTTTGCCTGCTCGAGCCCGGGCTGTCCGCGATCTGGATTTCGTTGGTCATGAATGAAACGCGACGCTTGTCTTGAATAAGAATTCCCAGGTCGACTTGTTCCACCGCGCATCCTGCAGGGCGCCATGCTCGCCCTTGCCGAGCTTGGGCAGATCGGGGTTGCCGACCATCTTGCACCATTGGATCAAGTCATTGCAGAACATCGGGTAGCCCTTGGGCAGCGCGATCATCGGCCCGAAAAGCTGGCATAAAGCAACCCAATCGTAGGCCGAGTAGTAGCCCCAAAACTCCGGCTTCCGATATTGAACCGGGTCGCAGAAGGTCAGGATTTCGTCGCGGATCTTGGCCCTGGTCCGCCAGGGAGAATTCTCCGCGTTGATCATCCGCAGCCCCGGGGCGTCGAAATGCAGCAAGCGCGGGAAAACGTTTTTGCGCACCCACTCGTTAGCCCTCGAAAAGTGCGCTTCGCCGTTTTGCTGGTAAAGCTCGCGGCCGTCCTGGCAGACCAGGGCGATGCTGAGCAGGTCAATCGTTCGGCCATCCTCGATAAACTCACAATCCAAAAAGTATTTCATAGTTTTGGAAAGATCCCCTCCTCAGCCGTGCGCTGTGCGCAGGCCGCGATCTGGACCAACTCGGTGAGCATCTCCTCATAGTTGCGCTCGCTATCTTTTTTGAAAACGTGGGCCTTGAACTCTCCGACCTCCTCGAGCAGCACAGCAAAGCCGTGGTGCAAGGAAGGCTGGCGCTGGGGATGCAGCTGGCGGGCGCGAGCCAATTCCGCCGCTACTCGATTTTCAAATTCTTTCATCGTTTTTTGTTTTCCTCCATCAACAGACGCAGCGGGATATAGGGCGCGACCTTGTGCACGCGCTCGATGCGGGCCATCGCTTCGGGTGTCCCTCGGATGTCCCGGGGCGGTCCGGTGACCAGGGATTCGACGGCTGAAAGGCGGCTCCGCACCTGGCAGGTTTTGCGGTTCGCGCCGGTCCATTCGACCCATTCTCCAGCGCTCGCATCACCGACGCCGGCAAGCGCAGCATATGTGATCGCCTGGAGCTTGGCCCGCGACCTGGGCGGCGAGCCGCGCAACACCGCACAGGAGGCGTGCCAGACTGGCCCGCCAAAGTTGAGCTCAATTCACTCATAGCCGAAATTGACGGACAGAACGACGCTCGCGCCCTTGAACACCGTGCAGAATTGCGGCATCGCTGTCTCGCACGCCAAGCGGCAATGCTGCGCGATCGCGATTTGTTGTTGCGGCGTCATAGCGTGCCGTTGAAAAATTTGCAGCCTGACTTGTGGTTCGCACCCTTCGCGCCACACGCTGGGCACCGGGCTCGTTCGACGATCATGGCCTGCGGATTGATAGCCCGCATTTGCTGGCGCAACATTGCGGTGACGGCCTCCCGATTCTCGGGCGTGTCGGGCAGGTCCACGAGCATGAGCAGCTCCGCGATACTCCAATGGATGTTGCCGTCCAGATCCTCCCAGATGCCCGGGGCAATCCGCTTTTTCATGCGGTTGCGGCCGTTGCGGGTGGCGGTGCTCATGGCTTCATCTCCCAGCGTTTAAGCGCGGTGACCACGGAGGTTTGATCAGGGAATTCGTTTCCCCACCGGCCGACGGTTGCCGCCGAGTTGACCCGCACGGCGCACCAATAAGCCAGCCGGCGCGGCAGCTTAAAGGAAAGCCAGAGGCAGAAGCGGTCTTTAGTTTTCATTTCGGTCTGGCAGCTTGAGCTTGAAGACCGGGACTTCGGCCAGGCCGAGAAAGGCGCCCAGCTTGTTGAGCGCTTTGGGAATATCCTGCTGGCAGGAAAAGATCACGATCCCCTTGTGCTCTGGCGAGGATACGATCGTCCAATCCGCCTTGCCCAGAGGACAGCCGCAGATGAAACAAACGAGGTTGTCATCGGCAATGTCAACCTTTTGGGTGTGAACAACCGTGCCGGGTCTGATCTTGCCCCGATAAGGAATTCTTTCGTTTGTGTCCATAGAGTTTAGTCCGGTCCGAGGCCTTCCGGGAACGTTTCCTGATACTCAGCTAACGCAGCCTCCGTGAGAGCGCCATCTTTTTCGGGCGGAATTCCGGTGTCGACCGGCGGCGGCCCCTTCGCATCGGTTGGCTTGAAGGCATCCTCATAGCCCATGCACCAGCGATTGAAAGTCAGGTGCATTCCGGTACCGCTCGGCCCGTTTCGATTTTTGCAAACCTCCATGATCATTTTGAAGGGAATGCGGGCGTGCGGGTTAGCGGCAATCAAATCGCGCTGGCGCTCGGCTTCCTCCTTTTTTAGTTTTTCAGGATAGAGGATCCCGATGAAATGCGCGGCGGCTTCGATGTCGCCAGACTCTTTCAAGTCGCTCATGCGCGGCCGGCGGCTTTCTTTTTCGGATTCACGGCTGAGCTGGGAGAGCAGGATGATCGGGATGTTGAGCTCTTTGGCCGAGGCCGCCAGGCCTTTTGCGATTTGCCCGTAGCCGTGCACCGGATCGTTGGTGAATTCACGCGAGAGCTCGATCAACTGGAGATAATCCACGATCGCCAGGCGGATCCCAAAGCGCTGCTTCATGGCGCGCAAACGCGATCGCACTTCAAACAGCGAGAGGCCGGACTCATCATCGACATAGATCGGCGCAGACTGAATCGACGGCAGCACCCAGGCCAAAAGATCAAGCTCCTCATTGCTCGCGCAGCCGGTCCGCACGTTGTGGAAATTGACTTTGGTCCGAGCGCAAGCCAGGCGCAAAGTCAGATCGTCCTCGATCATTTCCAACGACATCACGCCGACGGGCACCGGGTTTTTATCCATGGCGACGCGCTCGGCCACGTTCATGGCCAGCGACGTTTTGCCGGTCCCCGGCCGGCCGCCGAGCACGATCAGCTCAGGAGCCTGGAGGCCTCCGGAAAGTTTGTCCCAATACGAAAAGCCCGTCGGCAATCCAACCAGCATTCCGCTGCCGCGCTTGTAATGCTCGATCCGTTCAATCACGCGTTCGACGCAGCCGCCAATCGGACGAGCCCCGCGCAGGTGCGCCCGCGGCAAGGCGAAGATTTTCTCCTCGGCCTTGGTCAGCATCTCGTCGGCGGATCCCGCTTCCGCATAGGCCTCGAGAATGATCTCGGTCGCGACCGAGATAGCGCGCCGCCGCTGATAGCAGGCCCAGACAATCTCGGCGTAGTCCGGCAGATTGGCGGCGTGGATGGCTTCGACCAGGAGGCTCGTGATGTAGGCCAGGCCCCCAACCTTCTCGAGCGCGTGGCCTTTTAATTCCTCAGCCACGGTGACCAGGTCGACGGCTTTGCCGTTGCCGTGCATCCGTTGGAACGTGTCGTAAATGATCTGGTGTCTTAGATCAAAAAAGACAGGTGTCGTTCCCCAGCGCTCCGCGCAGCTGATCAGGCAATCCGCGGGGGCAAGCATGATGCACCCCAGCACTGCTTTCTCGGCACTCTCCGAATGCGGCGGGAGCCGGTCGGTATCGGCCGGCGCTGGCCGCGAGTTTCGATTATTGGTTCGCATGGTCATGGTGCGGACAGCGCGGCCTTTTTCTCTTTTTCCAACGCATCGAGTTTTTTCAGCATCGCCGCGTGTTCGGCCGTTTCCTCAGCCGTGAACACCTGGCCCATGCAGCGGTTGTGAATCGGGTCCGCATCGATGGCGGCCTCGGTGATTTTGATTTCCTGCTCGATCTGCCAGAGTGCCCGCGGTTTTTCGGCGGCGCCCTTTTTCGCCTGATCTTGCGGCGGCCATTTCCCCTTCTCCTTGTCCTCATCAAACCAGGACTTCCAGAGCTTCTGCCAACGGATCAATTTGCCGTTGCGCAACCAGCCGTGTGTGCCATCGGTGTAGGTCCACTTCCGGCGGGTCCATTCCGGATCGACTCCGGCCATGCTGGCCCAGAGGAGGCACTCCTCCAGACTCGGGATATGAGGAGGATCCTGATCAGTTTCGGGGGGGGGAGCCTCTGCCGAATCCTCGCGCGTACGTGCGTGTACGTGCGCGCCCGCACGCGCATGCGGCTCCCCTTCCCTTACCTTTCCCTTACCTTCCCTTACCTTACGCATTGGGTGACCACCCTGATCACCCACTGGGCTACCCACTGGGCTACCCACTGGGCTACCCACTGGGCTACCCACTGGGTGACCCAATGGGTGACCCATATCTGAGGAATTTGTAACTTGTTCAAGTGGAAGAGCCTGTTGTTTTTCAACCTTGCCCCTCCTTAGCTTTGCATACTCAAGACCACGTGTGCGCTTGGATTCGATGTCCAGTTGTTGGTCCCCGGGGTAAAATGAGATTGTGAGATTTTCTCCTTCCCAGGTCCATAATCCGCAAACTTTCTCGAGCGTTTTTACGCGAATCCCAAACATGATCATCCAGTTTTTGGCGGGCCAGGATCGGGCCTTTTTGATGGTCCCAAAATTCTCCTGAGCAACGCAGTAAGCTAGGAGGGTAATCCAGGCGCCCCGGCAGTCCTGATCTGCTACCAGGAATTCCTGGGACTGCATGGAGGACACTTTGAGGTTGAGCCAGTGCATGGGTGTTTTTAAGGCTGCTTTTTGACCGTCGAATTGGGCAGAAAGCGGTTGGGCTTGGGCGCCTTGCGAGTGTATTTTTTGCGGGCCTCGGGCGCCTTTTTGGTGCACCCGAATTTCGCAAGCAGCAGCCTTGCCTCCTCAGCTGGAAGTTGACTCATTGCGCAGGGGCGTAAATAACGACGTTCGTCAATCTGTAGGCGCCAAAGAGTTTGGTGAGCTCGTTCAAGTGCACCGGATCGATGCACCGGAAAACGGTTCCGCCGGCCTGGATGATGATTACCTCGGGCAGGACATAAACCGGGATCAAGCGCGGCGCGGGCGCGTTGGTGTTCCAACTGGTGGGCGCGGCCGGCGGATTGCTCAGCGCCGACTGGAGCTCCATGACTTGGGGCGCGGGCGCGGCCGGCGGCGGCCGAGTGACCTGGACCTTGTTAGTCCCAGCGCCCAGGCCATCGGGCAAAAACTGAACGGCTACAGTTACGGCCAGGATGCCGGCCATGCTTGCGATACTGATTTTGGTTTTCTTATCCATGGGGTGGCTTTCTTTGGGTGTTACCAACGGCCCGCCCAGCGTGGGCAGCGGGGCACGTCGTTTTTTTCCGACTTCGGGTTGCCCGCGAATTCCCACAGGTCGGCTTCGACCAGGCGGGCCAGGATCTCTCCGGTTTCGTAGGGCAGCGGTCGAAAGTTTAGGCTGTTGCGCACGCGCACGCGCAGCCAGTTCCTGCGATCGTTGGGATCGGTCTCCGGCAGCCGGCACATAATCAAGTGTGGGTTGACCACTTTGATCGGCAGCACGAGCAGGCGCGACGGAGGGGGCGCGGGCGTTTTTTCGATTTTTTTAGCGTCCATGACAAGCGTCGTTTTTACGGGCTCTGCCGCTTCCGCAATGGCACCGCCAGCAGCCGCGAGCTGGTGAGGGAAAGCCTTTAGGTAAGCCGCCAGTTTTTCGACGGCGGCGGGCGTGAGCATGATGCGCTGGCCGACCTTGGCCCAGTCGACTTCGACGGCCAAAAGCTCTTCGCGCAAGGATCGCATATCGTCGCGATCGGACAGGCCCAGGGAGCGCATGGCGGTTTGCTCCCAGACGGTGAAAGGGGTTTCCATAATGATCCTTTAGGCCAAAAGGTTCCTGGCCGATGTGTCGGCGCTCTGCGGCGGGGGCACCCATGGCAGGATCCCCCCCCCCGCCTGCCAGGCGCTGGCAGCCATGGTCACATTGCTGGCAGGACGCGGGGCGGGCCACTGTCGCAGAGCGCCGGTCCAGGAGGGCCAGTGCCGTTCACGCGCCGAGTACTCCACGGCATTCCAGTGCTTCCATTGCCGCACCAGGCGGCGGGCGCCTTCCAGGTCACGGGAGGCAGGGGCAACGGTATCCAATCCGTTCACCCGGTTCTGTAAGTTGCTCATAATCAAGTCAAGGCTGGGGTGTTCCCGTTGATACGGAATCAGGCGCGGGCGGTTCTGCCATAGGAAGCACGGCTGGTATTCCTGCCGTGGATGCGTCCGCCACAGGATTGACCGTCGCCTCGATCTCCAGCGCCCGGTCCTTGAGCCGCGCCAGCATCGAGCGCACGTCGCCCGGGCTCAGTGCTACTTCGATGCGCTCCTCAATTCGTATGGTGGGGTCTCCGTCCAGTAACGCCTTTTTATCTTGGACAATCCCCAGCGAGACAGATAGCTGGCCGATCGGAATCTGATCGTGCTCCTCAATCAGCCGCTCCGTGGCCATCGTCACAAAGCGGCCCATCAGCCGGCTCAAGTCTTTCTTTTCTGTCTCTATGAGCGAGGGCTCGCGCTCGCGGATCGCCGCCACGGTGTTGGTGCTCACGCCATAGGCTCTGGCTGTCCTGCGAATGCCCATGCCCTCAGCCAGTGCGCGCACGATCCCCAGGTATTTCTCGCGGTTCCTGGCAATGCGCTCGCCGGTGAACTTCCCGGCGCGCTCATCCTTGTCGATCGTGAGCAACTCGTGCCCCTTGGGGATAGCTGCCGGGTCGAAGAGCTCTGGTTGCTCGGCTGGCAGTTGAGAAGAGGGAGAGTCCATAAAAATTCGAAAAAAAAAGGCCTACCTCCCAACCCGGCTTATCCTCTCAGCGCCTTCCATCAGCCGCGCCGCTGCCACAAACGAATTCAAGGTTGTTGTCGCCTGGCACGTCGCGGTCATGCCACTGGGCAGCAGCACCGACCAAGTAATGCAAACGGTTGCTTTGCCCGATACGGTCCCCTTCCGCTTCAAGCAGAGCTTAATGTTGGCGCATTCCGGCAGCGCATCCTTTGCGTGGACAGCCGCATCATACGCGGCGTCATCGAGCAAAACGGTAATCGATTCCATAATCAATCGGTGTAGCTGTCTTCGGGCTTCAATCCCCGGCGGCCAGGCGACTGGCCCAGCACGCGATAGAGCAGCGTGTTGCTGCACTTAAACTCAGCGCGCAACTCCGCGCCGGTCGCATGTTCCTTAAAAAAACGCCGCCGGATCTCATTGTCGCGCACGTCGCGCGCGGCCTGGCTGAGCTTCTGTAGTTTGCGGTCCATATCACTTACAGCGGCAAATCCGCTTTTGGTGAAGACATCGAGGGCATACGTCAGGTGCAAGATTCGCAATGGCGTCCGACTCCATCGCTTTCGCGATAGCGCTTACTCCAAAGCCTGTGCTGCGCAGCTCCTCCACAATCTTGGCGGCCTTGAGCCCGGGATTGCACTCAGCCACAGGCTGAGGCGGCGACGCTTTCACCTCGGCTTCCCATTGTTGCACCGCTGCATTCACAATCTTGGCTGCGTCCAAATCCGGCATCCAACTGCCCAGCGCGTCCGCGATCGGTTGCAGGAAATCAGCGATCTCTGGCCGAAGCTGCTTCACACAGACTAGAGCGCGCCCAACCTTGAGCAGCTGCTGCTCGCGCTCGAGGATCTGCGTCTCTAAAAGGTCAACCTGCCGATCGATCAGCCGGGCGTGCCTGGCTAACTCCTCCTGTGTGTGAAATGCTTCGTTGCGCCTGGCACTCAGGGCCAGGGCCTTGGCTAAAAACGTTGTCTTCATGGTTTCAATCTTTCGTCAATTTTGATCTCGGTCTGTGCATCGATCACGCCCTTGGCTTTGAGGAGCGCATGTATCTCCAGCTCCGTATTGCCAAACATGATGACAATGGTCCAACCCTCGGGCGTTCCCTGGTGAGTCGTTGAATTCAAGGTAATGGGTTGATTGAGCAGCAGGCGTTTAACGTTCTCGGCGCTCAATCCCAGCAGCAGCAGTTTACGGCCGTCTGCGGAGTTTCCGTTTGCGATAACCATAGCTTTAGTTGTTGGGCCGCGTGAGCACCAGGCCGCGGGCGGCCATCTGCGCATCGATGGCATTCAAGAGCACCTGCATTTGCACGTTGTGCTCGTGATCCAACACCCAGCACAAGGCATTGATCGCACCCACGAGCGCAGCCTTTTGCTCAGTGCCCTCGGGTTCCAATTCAGCCGGCAGCTCGTGTTGGATGAGCGCAACCAGCCGATCGTGTGCCGCATGGATATCCAGTTCCGTTCTCATATCAACAGAAGTATTGCTGCACAGGCGCCAGGCGGATCTTGTTCATCGGAGGCACGCGCCCACCGCTCCTGATCACTGTCCAATCCGCCACCCAATCGCCATCGCGATTGCGAGCGACCAGGCCCTTGAGCCAGAGCGCGGCGGCGGCCTGGTAGCAAAGGATGTCGCCCGTAAAAACCGGCTCGTTCCTCATGATGTTCTGCAATTCTTCACGTTCGATCTGGGACAATTCCTCTCTCAGTTTCATACGCATTTGGTGCAAAGGTCCGATTCGGCATACTCATCTTTCGGTTCCACCCATCCACAGCCGCCAATGCAGGCGTAGTCCTCCGTGCAACCACAGCGGCGGCAGTGCTGGATCTGCCTGCTTTTCAAGCTTGCGACCAGGTCGTTCTTGTTTCGTCCGGAGGCGGATCCCAATTTCTCACTCAGCAGCCACTCCAGCGCCGCCAAGGCTCCGTCCGCATAGATCAATTCCCGGCTCTGAGCGTGCTTATGCTTCATTTGCCATTTCAGGCGCTTAATCTCGGCTCTGATTTCATTGGTGGTTCTCATAGGTTTAGAGCTGCCCTAACTTCCTTTTCCTCCTCCTGACTCAAATTGAAGAGCGCCTGGCGGCCGTGCACCGGGACCAATGGTGCCAGCCTGCGGCACTTGCGCGTCATCCAAATAAAACGGCCTGGCGCATAATTCCCCATGCTGCGCTCGAGCGCGGTTATTCCGAACGGCGGATCCCCAATCTTTTGCATGTCAAACAATTCGACCACACACAGCGCGCAGCCGTAGGGCATGGCACCTCCGATCTCCTCCAGTAGCCACGCCAGTTCTTGCGGCTGGCCGGCCGACACTTTGCGCTGAGCAGAACAGATCACCAGTTCCCCGCGATAGGTCGTTCCCCAGGCACGCGTCTCGTTCCACTTAAAACCCAGGGCCATGGCACTGGCCCACGGCTGCCAAAGGCTTAGAGCTTTCATGAGCTTGGCTTGGGAAACCACGGCAGGATCATTGGCCCTTCGGTCATGGGCATTGTCCGATCCCAGCCCCGATCAAAGAGCGCCTGCAAATCTGCATCACCACCGATCAGGAGCGGGCCGACCACGCGCACCCATTGCTCGGCGATCCGCCGGCTCGGTCCCGTGAATTCCGGATGCCGGCACGCGAGCTGGATAGCGCCCATCACCACCCACCAAACATCAGCCTTGGCTCCTATCTTCAAAGGCTCGGGATTCGCGAACAAACGCAACAACGCCTCCATTGCTTTCTTGTCGTTCATAGAAATCAAAAGAGCCGAACCGCCTTCAAAAGCGGCTCGGCCATGGGTTGTAAACCGCTCTGGAACTAGGCGGCTGCGACTACCGGCGGCGGCGGTGGCGCTGGATTGGCTAACGCATCCAGGGCGGCGAGCTTGTCGATCTTGGCTTGGCTGGCCGTCTTCATGGCGGCGACCTTGGCTAACGTTTGCTGCGAGCGCGCCTGTAGGGCGTCCAGGTTGGCTTGGTCGGCCGGCGTCCATGTGTCTGGGCCGGCTTGGAGTTTGGCGATCAGGTCGGCCTGAGCCTGCATGTCTTTGCCGATCCCATCGATCGACGCGTCTTCTTTGGCTGCCAGCGCAATGAGCTCTTCAATCGATGAGTCCTGCTGGTCGTTGATGGCGGTTTGCGCGGCAATGTAGGCCGCGATTGATTCCTTGGCTGTCATGGTATTTTTGCGTCGAGCACCTTGAGCCGAGCAGCCAGCCCGCCGGTGGCGATCACCAGCGCCTGGAGTCTGTGCGCGGTCAGAGTCGACCGAACAAGCAGGGGATCCAAGCCACTGGCGTCCACGCCCAGGCTGCGAATCTCAAGAGTCAAACGCGCTTCCGTCTGCAGAAGGTCGTTGCGTGATGCCCGCGTGAGAGTGGCCTCCAACTCTTGCGCGACGGATTTAAGCGCAGCCAGCAAATGCTCGAGTCGAGCGCAGATGGCTTCGCCAGATTGATCTCGGGGATTGTCCATACTAACCAGCCATTCGAATCTTCTCGGCCGGCGCGGCCGTGAGGGTAAAGGTTCGCCGCTGGAGGTACGCCTTCACAGCGCTCTCCGGTATGCGAGGCTCCTGTCCTGTGCAGTTCCGGCTGGTATCAATGTAGGCATTGCCAAACTCACCACGCCGCCAGGCGCGACGGGCCCAGTCGCGGCTCATGCCGGTCAGATCAGCGATCTCCTGCAGGTCCATGTGTCGTTCGATCTTGTCCATAATTGGTTAGGCGGGTGTGGACTGCTTTGAGCCCTGTTTTGTCTTGGGTCGCTGAAAGATCGCATCCATGCCGCTGCGGCCGTAGGGATCTCCGAGCTCGAGATTGTCTTCGAAGTCCGAGCCAAAGGCCTGGACGAGCCATTCGCGCTCCCAGGCGCCCGGCCGGTAAACGCCCTGCTGCGCGTGGTCCACCAGGCCGGTAACAACATCGGCGACGGTCGGATAAAGGCCCTGGCGATCGCAGAGGGTTGTGAGCAGCTTGTAGACCTCCCGTGACACGGTGATGGTAATGGAGATTTCTTTTTCTTTGGGTCTTGGCATAGCCTCGGTTTCCTTTAGGCGGCGACCTTCTTTCCTGGAGCGCCCTTCTTGCTGATAAAATCAGCCAGCTGAATCTCCCCACTCATCAACTTGGGCAACGAGTAAGCGACCGCCATTCGGATTAACGCTCCGACAGGAAGGCCGGTCTGAGACGCAAGATCATCAAGCCACTCTCGCTCGCTCACTTCAAATCGCACTGCGTGCGGTTTGAGTTTTGGTATCCGTATCCGCCTGGATTTCGGTGTCATTCTCTACGTTGTATACCAATGTATAGATTTGTTGTCAAGAGTTGCCTTGACTTCATTTCGCTACAAGGGGATACATTGTAGATATGAGCGATCGTAAGGCTAAGCCGATACCAGTCCGGTTCTGTCCTGATGAAGGTGATTTTCTCCGAGCTGCCGCCGATGTAACCGGCATGCCGATCTCAGAGCTTATCCGGAGAAGCGTCCGTTTACTTGATCGTCACCGTCAAGCGTCGGGAAACTTTGGTTTCATTGTTGATCTTAATGAGCGCATCGCATCGAAATAAACAATCCGCGATTCCAGTTCGGCTCGATCCTGATGACGCCGCTTTATTGGAGGACTTAAAAGCCAAGACAGGAATCGCTGTGTCTACATTCATCCGTGCGGCGGTGCGCCTCTTTCTGGATTACGTTCGAAAGCACGAGGCCATTCCGATCAGCACCTACGATGCGAATAAAACATTAGAAGGCGAACCGATCCCAGCTTCGATTCCACCCGTTGTTGAAATTCAAGGTGCCTCGCCGGAACTTGATCCACTCTCGAGGCCAGAATCCAAATCTGCCAAAAAGTCGCGCCAGCCTTCCGACCCCGGCGGTAAACCCAAAAAAGCTGCATAATCCACGTCGACTTCAAACACCCATGAAACCAAGCATCCTTATCGCTTCGCTCCTGGCGCTGGTAATGGTAGGCTCATTCCCTCCAACCGCCCGCGCAGAGACCGTTACTCTTTCTGGACGATCAGTCCCCAATGCGGCTACGCGGACCGAAATAATTACTCTTCTAACCAATGACGTTGCTGAAGTTATCTACAGCTACGCTGTCGGAACTGGAGTCGCACTAATCGTCGAACTGGCAGAATTCGGGTTTTCCTACGGGCTCATGAAAAGTCAGCCGGTCCAGTTGCCTCCTCCTGTTGTGGCCGGCCCAGCGAAACTCTATGTTGAATTGCCACCCACTCCGACCGATTCAGGGGGTTATTATGGCATCTGCACCGTTAGGATAACCCATTCGGCAACCGCGATTCCGCTTGCGAGCAATGTCATTGTTCTGCCAGAGAGCACCACGGGACCCGCACGACTGTTTCTTGAATCGAGCTCAGACCTGATGACGTGGACCCTGACTGAACCAGGAGTGTATGGAGCCAGCACAACGAAACGGTTCTTCCGCATTCGCCTTGAAAGGTAGCCATGAGCATCTATAAGCGCGTCCGCGACGGCAAAGCCTCGAATTTCTACTATTACAAATTCGAGTACCAAGGGAAGGTGATCCGCAAGTGCGCCGAGACGGCCAATAAGTACGAGGCCATGGCGCGGGAGCGTGAGGCCAGGACGCACGCCCGGGAAGGCCGCTGGGCTGAGATCAGGAAGATGGGAATGCGCCAGTCGGGGGATGCCGCTCGAATGGCCGACGTGCTGACCGTCTATCGCAATCGCGCCCCCGTCACACCGACCACGAAGCGCCAGAACATCAGCTGCCTGCGAACGGTCTGCGCCACGCTTTACAAAAACGAGCTGGAGGAGCTCTCTACTGCTGACATGACCGCCAAGCTGGTGCGGGAATACAAGGCCGCGGCGATCGCAGGCGCCGGCCAGGACAAGGTCGCCCTTGAGAGCGCGAAGATTACGGCCAATTCCACCTACGGCCAGGCGCGCTCCTTGTTCAGCGACGCGATGCTGATCTGCTATGAGGACAACAACCTCCACCTCGGCGACAACATTGCCGAATTCCGCACTGTTCCACTGTTCGAAGTCGCCCGCCGGCAGTACAAACGGCCGTCTTTGGAACTGCTGATCCAGCTCCTCAAGATGGCTTTCGTCGGAGAAGGCGACATCAAATCGTTGCGCGATACAGATCCCAATGCCTACAAGGCGTTCCTGCTGTGCCTGGGGTTGGGGTTGCGCAAGGCTGGCGCCAGCCATGCGCGCTATAGCTGGATCACGCAGCAGAAGAGCGCTCCTATCGCTCAACTCATGCTCGCCTTC